CACTCCTGCCGCAATATAATCTTTCGCCTGATAATCTCTTTCATCAGGCGGACTTGGCAGACAGCCCAGTAAATTTTGCATTGCTATCACTCCTTATTTTAAATATCGTACATATGTTCACTTAGGTAATGGTTTCGGTTATGCTGCCGTTTGCGTTAAAAACCGTTTTTTTCGTTTTGGTTTTCGTGCCGATTTTATAGGTTTCGGTGATACTGCCGTCCGAGTTAAAAACTGTTTTCCTTGTGCTGCCGTCTTGGTATGTTTCCGAAATGCTGCCGTCGGAATTGAAAACCGTATTTACCGCCGTGATTTTATCCAGCTTTTCGGCCAGATCCGCCGCCAGCTCGGCAGCAGAAACATAGCCGCTGTCGTTTTCCAACTGGCTGACCTTGGTAGGGATTACCGCAGTGCCAGTAATCGCTTGCCCTGCGGCATTGTGCGCCGTCGCCCCCGCCAGCAATGTATCAGCCGTCACCGTGTCTCCTGTTAAGTCTATCAACGTTTTGCCGTCATAGGTTACCTTGTTTACGCTCACGCCATCACCCCGCGATCGTAACTGTCGTTCCGCCTGCGCTGTTTGGCGTTTCGACGTACGGGATCGCCTCGACCGTGACCTGCGACAAGTAGTTATAACCGTCGTCAGGCAGCACTTGCTGCGCCGCCGATTTCGGCGTTACAGTCTTAGCTTGCGGTTTCGCGCCCTCAGTGCCGCTCATCGATCCTGCCACGCCTAAAATCGTCACACCCTCGCGGATGTTGCTTGCGACCAGCTTCGCCTGTTCGTCCTCGGCGATCTCTACCCCACCGGAGCCGTCGTGGTATCCCTGCGGGATCGTGAATTTTTCTTCTTTGGTAGCGATCGTCCCATTTACAGCGCCGTTGTTGGGCATCGTACCGGTAATCTTTGCCCCACGCGCATACGCCGTTTTTCCTTTTAACATCTCGGCCACTGCCGCCGTGGCGTCTTGGGTGTCGCTGTCATAGGTGCATGTGCCGGTGATGACCTCGCCTGCCTTATCGTGCGCCGTAAACGATTTTAGCAGCTTGTCCGCCGTTACGGTATCAGCTGTTAAATCAATCAAAACTTTGCCGTTATAGACGACCTTATTTACATTCTCCGCCATTTTCAACCTCCTATTATCACCGTCTTGCCGCCCTCTTCGTTCGACACGGCAAAATACGGAATTTCTGCTACGGTCACATCTTCGCGCATGATTTTGTTTGCGCTTTCCAGTGTCTGCGCATGAAATGCCTGCGGGATCACATGATAATCGCCGTC